CCCCATTCAAACTTCATCTTTTGTGGCTTTCCAATCTTTGAAGAACCTGTAACGTGAAGTGTGCAGGTATCTAACCACTTATCAACTCCATCGAAAACAAAGAGAATATCTTCTCCCTTTTCTATTTCTTCTGCTACCAACAGAATGAAGTCTTCGGAGTTGCGCTCCGATGCAGCAATATCCGCTTCGCCCTTATCATTCAAAACCTTCGGATTCCAGAGAATAATTCTGTCTGTGCAATCATGGTTTTGTCGCCATGTTGGTTCGCAGCCATCATCCCAATCAAGAACATAAATTTTCTTGTGTGGAAAATCTAGAGCAAGACCAGACTTAACTGTTTTAGGTTCACCCCAAACTCCTAAGCAAAGAGGACTTGGCCTATTTAGACGTGCTTCTGTCTGTGCGGCCAATCTTGCCCTAAGCCCAAGAACACGGGCATTGGGGCTATTTGCTTCGGTTGTTCCACCTGTTTTACTAGTCAAGCCCATTCGTTAGCACCTCCAATTTCTGATTCGTGAATGGATAATTCTTTACCGTGGATTTCAGCCCATGTATTGATAATCTCAGTCACCTGTTCCTTTGTATCTGTTCTAAACCGGCATTCCTTTGTTCCAAGGTGAAACTTAATCCAAAATTCTCCGGCTACTTTTTCATTTTCTTTAAACGTAATAAAGTCAACATTGATTAAATCAATGATGTAATTGTTTTTTAACATAAAATATCTTTCTTTTAAAATCATATAAATCCCCTCAAGGGTATAGGCTTCGCACCTATACGACCGTCATTATCGCCAACGATTACACAATGGTTCAATCAGAACCAATCGTAGTCTTCATCCACTACAGGAGCGGCTTCGACTACTGAACCTTTCTTATCCATAGCAAACAAACCACCAACATTGATGGTTGAAGGCTGAACTTCGCCATCAACTTCGCGCTGAGAGGTGTTTCCGATAACGATTACAGAAGAACCGATACCAAAGTCAATATCAATATGCGAAGGAATCCAACAGGTCACAACTCCGCCATCATCGTCATAATTAAACTCGGCATTTAGGTCCGTAATGTTTAGAATACGGTTGCCGTTGGCCGTTGGCGTCATGTTCATATTACAGACAGTTCCTTCAGTAATGATGAATCGCTCATTATATGGAAGGCTTTGCCTTTCTGTGTGAGCCATATCTACATCAACTAGCGGAACAACGTGACTATCCATCTTTTCAAGGAGGAAGTCTTCAACCTTGAAAGTGTCCATGTTGCGATAGTCACTATTCTCGGGGTCGAGTTCAGCATTACGCACAAGACTGTTCAAAGTTACTTCAGTCATTCCATACATGTTTCCATTATCGTTAGGAATCGCAAGGAAGTGAACCCAATCAAAGGTATTGGGGCTAAAGTCCACACCGGGTTGATTTTTGTAGGAGAAAGGCCACAATTGTTTCTCGCCACCTTCAACGGAGCCATAGAAAAGACCCTGACGGCGGAATTGTTCGGAAGGCAAAGGCTTTCCGTAGCCCTTGTTTTCTCCACCATTACGGTAATGAGCGAGGTCATCCAGAGGAATGAAATACTGCCCTTCATTACCTTGTTCCGCACCATCGGGCAAATTACCAATTGTCTTTTCTTCATATTCACCCTTATGATAGCGGGCAACTACCCACTTTCCAAGTGCATTCTGAGTAGCAACTGCAACAATACCAGATTCAAGGGCATTGTCGGTATCGCGTCGGTATTCTTCACCTGCTCGGTTTCTCTTCCATCGCATAGTATCTCTCGGAGCATCGAGAGAAACGAACATACCAAAGGCTTGCTTTGCTAATCCGCCACTACTGTTGTTTGAATTAGAAGGCTTATTAGACCTTCTAAATTGTGCAACATGGGAACGCCAAAGAGCGACACCAATTTGGTCGCTAGTTTCAATGTTGTTCTCTGCACAGATGCTTTCATATTTTTGCGTTGCTTCTTCTAGAGTCATCCCAATAATAGAGAGGGAGTTCTCAATTTCTTTTTTCATCTTTTCATTCATGTTTTTACACTCCTGTTTATAATTGTCCAACCATCCACGAAATTAATACTTTCGGTGTCATAGTTGAGGACCGCCATTCTGTTTCTCCAATCGCTCTAAGATACTTAAATTTGATTTTAGAATCAATCTCTGTATTTAATACTGCATCGTGAAGACCGCGACAAATTTCTTTCACGTTGCGTCCATCTACCAACATCTTATGTAAATAAGCCAATGCAGCGGATTTGTTATTCTGAATTAAATTAAGCCCTTCAGTATATGCTTCGAGGCTAATTGTTATTTGTTTCTTGAGAGTAAGATTACCTGCTTTTGCTGCTTGGATTTCGGTAATCGCCCTACGAAGGTCTAATGACCCGGAGGCTATAAAGGCCCGGATTTCATCTTGATTAAAATGGTCAATTCCTTCATTAGACAAAATAGTGTTCAATACTTCTAAAATTATTTCAGTATCAAGAGGAGCAAAATGGTAATTGGCACATCTGCTTTGAAGAGCAAAAATAATCTTTGTTCTGTCGTTACAGGTGATAAGGAAACGAATATTCTTAGAATATCTTTCCATAATTCGCTTTAAAGCGTTTTGAGCATCGGTGGTCATTCCATCCATCTCATCAAGAAGCATGATACGGAAAGGTGCGTCACCGACAACACCACTTTGAGCCACATTCTTAATTGTGGTTCTAACGGTTTCTAGTCTTCTATCATCTGATGCATTTAATTCAATAAAATTATCTTCGAAAGAATCCTTCAGCATATCCCTAGCGGTAGCAATAGCGGCAGCAGTTTTGCCGTTTCCGGGATTACCGTAATAAAGAACATTAGGCATATCTTCTTCTTCAACCCAAATGGTTGCATCCATCCTATAATGTTCTTGACCACGAATTTCGTCTACTGATTTTGGTCTATATTTTTCTGTCCATAGCATTTTAATTCCTCCATTCATCTCTAACAGTCCAAAGATACATTCGATTTTTTGGTTTGTTAATATCTTCAGGAACACACCTGAGTTTCTTTTCATAGTCACACTTTGCTAAAACATTAGCAGTTACCCTTACTGACTTTGGTAGCCAACCTTTAGCCATCTTAAATCTCAGCATGGATGTTAAAGTTGAGGTTGGAAGTGGTCTACCTTCTTCTAAGATGATTTCTACGCAACCATCAACTATTTTCTTATTTCTTTTACTGTGTTTTTTAATTGTCATAATTATCACATAAAATTGTCTAGGCTCCCTATGTCTAAAACAACAGGGTCAGTTTTACGTCTTCTTCTTTTTTCGCCCAATCCAAGAAGCCGACATTCGCCGTGGTTAAGTTTTTTCATAGCCCACGTCTTAAAGTCATCATCTAATAATAGTTGCCTAAGTAGTCTTTCATCTTCTACTCCTAACTTTCGACAAATAGGAGGAATCTTACTGTAGGTATTTCTATTAGGCATCTGAAGACGCCCGAATGAGTTACCTTGATGAACATACGACAATAGTTCATAGAAATAGGCTGAAGACCATCTTCTTTTCACTACGCCATCAACAAATAGAAGACGATTAGGGTGGATGTTATGAGATAACCAGAGAATAATCTGGGTATCTGCGGGCTTATTGTGCTTTAACAACTCAGCCATCTTATCTCTATCTGGCATTTTCATATAAGTCATGACTAGCGAATAAACATCCATATCCTTATTTACAGGCTCTTCGCTATTGGGAGCAAGAGCAGTTACCTTTTCTCTTAGGTGATTAACTCTTCCTGCCCTTTTAATCTGACATTTACCTTTAATATCTTTAGGCACAGATTTCTCATTGATTGAAGTAAATACAATCTGTCCTCTATACCGTCGCATGATATGTAGAATATCTTCTCTCTTAGGTTTAAAATGTAAGTCTTCGATAATGATTCCACCCTCAATAGGGATAGAACCAATATCTGTAGTGCTTACTTCGTTAGCATACATAACGAACGGGTCTTCGCAAAAGGTTCTTGCCTTCTGTGATTTTCCTGTTCCGGGTTTGCCTGTGATTAATATTGGTCTAATTTTCTTTATTGTGGTAAGTCCCATTATAAAACTCCCTTTAATTCAAATAATTCTGTAATTCCTTCTTCTGTTAAGTGCCGTCTTTCCCCGACAATCTCAACCGCTTTTCTGAATCTGGCCCATTCGTTTTTTGCATCAGGGCAAGACTCAGGAATACCCTCCATTAATTTATAGAGATTAATGATACCACCAATTCTTAAAATTGGTCTAGGGCGACTTGAATGTTCTTTTTCTTTCAGGGTAGTCTCAATACCCATCCTGTGTAGTCCTCTCTGGATTTCTTCTAAGAATACAAAAGAGTCCGCTCTAATATTTAGGCGGAGTCTTGTTCTATAGCCAATGCCTGAATTTTCATTCCTCTCGATATGGAAGTCTGCTTTCCCAAGAGAAAGAACAACACCTTTAATCATGTCTGAGTTAAGCATAATCAAAAGCCTCCGTTGCTCCAAGATACTCGCCCTTAATTCTTAAGAATTCAAAACCAGATAATACTACATGTTTTACAATCTCTTCAAATTCCATACATTTGCCCGGAAAAATAAAAGTAATTGATGAACCTTGATATGTTCCGAGTGCTTTTGCTGTTTCTTCGTCTATGTCATCATATACAACACAATGTAGTGGATTGTTTTTTGTCTGTAGTAAATGTGCGCTGATTCCCTTAGTCAATAAGGTTAGTTCGCTTTCAGCAATATTTTTATAGGAACTAAAACTGAATGAGGTCAGATTATCATAGCGTTGAAGCCAATGCTGAACCAATTCATCGGTGAACATTACTCCAAACCATCCTCAATGTATTCCTTATGGTCCATTCTCAACTCCTCCGAAAAATGTAATTGTGAAAAGTTAATCTCAGAAAAATGTTCTGCTCCTACTCTTTTGTGTCCATGTCTCTCAGCAGTTTCAAATGCATTGGTAATCATAATTTCTGCTAATCCTTTTAATTGCTCATGGAGAAACATAATACCCTTTCTAGAAAATTGACCTTCTGTTGTTTCTTTGATAATGTCTCTCAGATTAATTTTAGATTGGAACTTACGAAGAGGAACCTTTGTTGTCTCCGTTACAGGTTCAATTAAAATACCATTTTCATCAAAATATGGAACCTGCGACAGAATCATCTTGCGAGGACGCCCTTTATAATGCTTTACGTCATGAAGATGGGCAAAATTGCCATCAATCTTCATAACTTGATATGTTTTGCCATCAATCATAGTAAATTGTCCTTGCTTAATCATCTTTCATCTCTCCCTTTGCTTGCAATAAACAGTTCTTAATTACTTGAAGGTCAGATTCGTCATCTAAAAGTTGAAGACACAAATTGATAATAGCCTCCATTCTCATTGTTTCCTCGGAAGGATGACTCTTACCCTTAGCAATAGGTGATTCTGTTCTCAAACCTGCTGCTTTAAGAAAAACCTTTTTTGTATCTGGGCGGTGTCTCTCAGGATGAACCACATGAAATCTATCATGCAATTGATGTAAAATTAAATACATTGCTTCCATTCTTCTTTTATGAATAGAAATTGACTTAGCGACTTCTTTTTTAGAAAGAGTAGCAATCTTAGAAGAAGAGCCGTCAAGGTTCGTAAAATATTTGTAAGTTTTCATTAAATCATCTCCAAAACATCTTTGATGGTATTTGCATCTTGAGGAAATTTATCATCTCTAATCCTCGTGACGCGGGGAAATCTAAGGCCGATGTTACCCTTAGCATCCCTAGTTACTAAATCCGCACTAACTTCAAGAACAACTCTAGGTAAGAAATTGTGCTTACCATTAGCAAAGGATTCAACATTTCTTCGCAAATCATTTGTTAAACGAATAAGGTCAGAATCAGAAAAACCTGTCCCAACCCAACCAATCGGAGAATAAGAACCACCATCTCTTACTCCGATTTCATAACTACCAAAAACACCTGCTCTCTTTCCTTCTCCATAGGTTGCAGAAAGAATGACCACATCTAACTCAATTCGTGGTGGCTTATGTTTAGCCCATGAAACAGAACGCTTTCCGGGCTGATATTCGGCATCTGCATCTTTTACGATGATGCCTTCAAAACCTGCATTAATTGCTTCATGATAAAAAGCGA